GTCGTCTAGTAACTGGAGTTAGTGTAGGCATTTCCATTTCTGGAAATGGGTTGCCTGCTAAAGTTGCTGCTTGTTGATTGCCCATATTTTGTTGTCCTTGACCATATGGTAATCCAGACATGTATTGCGCTGGTTGTCCAGCCCCATCAGTACGCTGACTTAATGCACCGGGTCCCGATACGGGAGCCGGATTAGTAGGTTGTTGGTATCCACCTGCTGCCATTAGTCTTCATCCTCTCCATCAAATTCTTCTTCTTTATCAAAATCATAATTGTATTCTTCTGCAGAACTAATCATTCCATAAGCAAGCCATGGTGTCATAGCATCACTTACTTTAGTCTGTAAATATCTTGTACCTTCAAAGTCTGCCCACTCGGTAATAAGAATCCAGTTAGTGCAAATCTGATTTCCACCATCAGGATCTTCTTTAGCAAGTAGTTCTACTGCTTTTTCTAGTTGCTGTTTAAATGTGTCCCCACTCATTTTACCCTCTACTTAGGTTAGTTCTTGCACTTGCAGTACCAACGCCAGAAGATGAAAGACTAGATAGTAAAGTCTGCATGTCTGGTGGAGCACCGCCTTGAGGTAGACCTCCTACTGGGGGTTCACCGGGAGCGGGGGACGACGGCTCAACCGGCTGTTCCAACCCAGCAGGAGGAACTTGAGGGGCAAACACATCTTCAATTACATCTTCGATTGCTTTGCCTTTTTGCCTTGCCTTAATTACATCAGCAATTCTTTGTATAATCTGGGTTGGATCTTGTCCAGAAGCAGCCATCTGTGGTATTGCTTGTGAATAGGCTTGTAGTCCGCCAATAAGCCCATTACGCATTTCTTCAATTTCTATCTTTTCTTGTTCTTGTGTTACGTTAACCCCAAATGGCAATTCACGCATAGCCAAGTCTTTAGAAATTAATTTACCACCAAGAGCCTGTAGCATAAAGATAAGACCTTGTGCTGGGTTAAGACCAGCAAGCATTCCATACCGAACATCTGCCGAAAAGTCACCTTTAATATCTTTGCTTGGTAAATAATCAACGCTAAATGGAGAACCAGCATCTACACCACGAATTGTCTTTTGCTCATTAAAGAACATTTCATCAACTTCAAAGCAAAGAGAAATAACTTGTTTAAAGGTAGAAGCAAAGATAGCCTGAGCAGATTTAATTTGTGTATCAAAACCACCCATAAGTGCTTGAACACCCTGACCAGTAATAATTGAAGCATCACTATTACCAGTTCGTGCTTCAGGGTATCGCGTACCTACACGTAATTCTTGATTAAGAATTTCTTGTTCGGTAAATGCACCCTGTGGAATGTTTAATTCTACACGGCGTACACCTGCAGGATTGTTGGTACGGATAATTCCATCTCCACCAAACTGCATTTCTTGAACATCTTGCGGAACAACAATTGGTGCTTGTACTGATTTCTCTGCTGCTTCCATTGCAAGTAATGCAAACCTATTACGAAGCAGTTGAATACCTAATACATCATCAAATTGTCCACGCATCTCACCATCAACAGAAGGACGCTTAGCAACAATAACCATCATTTTACCTAAAGGATTATTTGCTTGTGATAATACAAGATTATTTCTTTGTGGTAAATAAATTAAAGATTGTTCTTTATCGTAATAACGAACCATCTCAACTTGATGATTTAAATCTTGTTCGTATCTGTCTTTCCCAAGAATGGTTTCTTCAAATTCTGGAAATTGGGACACTAACTCACCTAGTGTTAACGTATATACTTTAGCAAAAGCAACACAACGTCCATAGCGATCAAACTCTGGGAAAGCACCCATTGGGTTTTCTATACGAATACGTGGTATCTTTGCCTCTTCATCCAATTCTATACAGAACGGGAGGAATCCATATGTAATGTACATGTCTGCACCAGTGTACATTTGTACTTGTAAATCTGAATTTGCAAAATAGTTAGCAGCAATACGAGTGCGCTTATCTGCAAATTGTCTAGCACGATCAGAAACTTGACTAGCAGCAGAACAGTTAATGGCAGGAAGTGGAGCCATAACTTCTGATAGATCACGTGCTACAACATCAATAAAGTTAGCAACTACATTTTGATCTACACCTTCAGGAAAAAATGTTGGATAGACCTCAGCAATACGACCTTGGCGCACAGAAAGAACGTCTTGTTGGCGTGCAGTCTGCTGACGAGCACGATAGCGCAGTGATGCAATTCGTGCAGATACTTGGTCTATTGATAACAATTAAATTCCTTACTTAGATTTCTTTGTAGAACTTTTAATAATTTCATCTGCAACTTGCTTTGCTACTTTTTTACTTACTTTAGGAGTATTAGCATTATACAAAGGATCTAACATAGAATTTTTTTGTTTAATATATAAACCTGCTGTTCTTCTTATTTCCATTTTATTCTCCTAGTTAGTTATAGATATCTGTCCATTGATAGCAATTAGATTCCTTAATTAGACTTCTTTTTAATTGGATTAGTATTAATTTTAATTGTATTGCTCATTTTGGCTTCCATTTCGCGAGCACTTCTAGCCATTTCAGATTGTCCTTTAGGCAACATTGCTTTTAAAAGAGCAATTTCCATAGCCCGTTTATTTTCTTTAATGTTTATATTAACATTTGATTTAGGATTTGCTTTTAAATTTGGTTTTGGCTGTACTTTAACTACTGGTTTTTTTACAATTTTTTTTGCAATCTTTTTAGCAATATACCCTGCTACGCTTTTTTTAGGTACTGGCATTATTTCCCCTTGTTTTTAGGTGCTGCATCCAATTTTCCAACTTTGCGAAAATAATCAACTTCGCCTGATGCCATATGACTTGCATTTTTTCCATGATATCCCGGTTCACTATATTTTTTAACTACTGCACGACCAGCAGTATCAGGTTTGTAACCTTTAGGTGCAAGTGATTTGCCTTGTGCAGCCTTTAGCCCACGTGCATTTGCTTTGGCTGGCGTATTACCCTTAATGACCTTCTTAATAACTTTTTTAGCGATGTTTCCCGCTATGCTTTTTTTAGGTACTGGCATTATTTATTCTCCGTTTTTGCTTTTAACATGGCACGGATTTCCGCAGCATGTGCTTTTACTTGCGCTGGTGTTGCTGCATTCTTTGCCATATTCTTTTTAATGGCAGTATTCTTTTCAATTTTCTGAAGAGATGTAAGCGGTGGCTTAACAGATTTTTTAACTTTCTTAGCAGGCTTTGCTGCACCTACAACTGTCTTAACTATCTTTGGTATGTTTGCCATTATTTGCTCCCCATATTTCTGTAGGCTTTTGCTACATACTTTGCACCTTGTTTAACAATGCCACCGACTACACGCGAAGCACCATAACCGCCAGCCATCCAAGCAACATCAGAAGGAGAAGTAGGAACAATCATCTTTACGCCTGACTTAAATCCTTTTGTCCAAAGACCTACATCTTTTTTAAAATTTTGTTTAGCGTTTTTATTCACGGTATTCTCCTTCTTGCTAATATTCCTAAAACAATTTTCAGTGCTTCTGTTGCAAATTTTTTATCTGCAACATGTGACTTTATAACTTTAAGAAGTTCTTGTTTAGGTGCTGCCTTACCATACTCATACTTCTTTATGCCATTATATTTGTCTACGTTTTCTTTTATTGCTGCATCTATTTTATCTAGTCTACGATCAAGATACCCTGCTTCTTTTTTTAACTTTTCAATTGAAGGTGGTTTAACAGATGTTCCTACTTTTTGACTAGAACGTGCTGACATTAAATCTTTATACTCTGCTTCTTTAATTAATTTCATATACTCTAAACGTTTTAAACTTCTTGCAGTTTCTTCTGTCCGTGAGTTAACTGGTTGTTTATCTATTATTTTTTTTAATTTTTCAATATTAGAATCAAGACTATCTATAGCCTTTTTAACTTCTATTTCTGTAGAAGGTTTTGCTGGTGTATATTTTTTAACCTCACCATTTTTTGTTGTACCTTTAAACTTGCGATCTATATCTTCAAATGAAAGAGATTCTGGAACAGGCTTACCTTTGTTTATTGCTTTCTTTTCTGCTTTTTCTTTTTCTATTCGTTTTTTATTATCGCTTTCAATTTTTGATCTTTGCATATCAGCACGTGCATTTTCTACACTACTTAAAGTTATATCTGCTTTAGCAGTTGTTTCTAATGGCAAAGAACCTTTGCCCGGACCAATTGCTGCTGCAGGTTTAGGAGTTCCTTGTTTATATTTTACAGGTCCAGATTGAGGACCTTTATCTAGTATGTCACCCGTGTAGGTTAATTTAAAAGTACCTTTAGGACCACGCCTAACTTGACGATCAACAATAGGATCATCTGGATTATCTGTGCCAACCTTTATCCAAGCAAAGGATTGAGAAGATAATCTTTGTTTTAAATTTCTTATTTCTATTTCTTTCATGCCTTGCTTTTGTCTAAAGAGTTCCTTGTCGTCAGGAATTTCTCCAGTTACAGGATTTACAAAATCAAAAGTGCGTGGCTTGTAAACAACATCCCCATCAATAATCTGCCACATTAGTTAGTTACTCCTAGTTATAAATATCTGTCCATTGATCAGCAATTGCTTCATCAAGATTAATTGAGTATCGTTTCTCTGTTTGTGCTCTAGTAGCCCAACGGTTATTAGCAAAAGAAGCAAGGTTGCTATTTTGTTGAATAAACTCTCTAGCCCGTAACACCGCAAACCACAATGCCATAACACAGTCAGTCTTACCTCTAGTATCAGGCTTCCAAGTTAATAGTTGAACTATTAAGGCTTTGATTCCTTCTGAGGATTCACTTGATGGGAACTCAAGTAGGTTATTGCCGTCATGCTTCTCGCCTCTAATTGTCCCAAGGAGGGTAGACATTGACGCAACCCCATAGGCGGTATCCCATTTATTTTGGTTTGTATGGTGTGCATCAAGCCGTACGCCGTAAGAAGCAAGCCAGTTTCGTAGTTCGCTGTCAAGTGAGTAGGCTTTCTGATGGGCGTTGATTTCCACTCGGAACTCTTGTGGAGAGTACTTAATGGTTAGATCTTCTATAGTCTGTCTAATTTTTTGTGGTGTTGGGTCTGCCATGTTAATACAGTCAAGAATATATATCTTGCCATCTACACGATTATAACAAAGAACTACCCAAGCAGCATGACCGCCCATAGCAGGATCAAAACCAATAATAGTATAGCCGTTAACTTTATTAGGACAGCCAGCCCTACCTTCCTTTAAAAGACCGATTCGTCTAGCGCTGTTCGTACTTCCTTGAACAAGTGCTGGAGGAAAGATGGAGTCTTCTTGGATGTCTTCTTGCTGGTAGACGAGTGCCCATGTTGAGGAGGCAACTTCGGATCTACGTTTGAATAATGTCGGTCCGTCCCACTTGGGGTATAAGCCGTTTTCCTTAGGAGTGTCAGTATCCCCATCCCACGGACTGTCCGACTCTGACCAGAGCGTACTCCAGTCTTCGGGTTTTTCCGCATATTCCAATACAGCAGGCATACCCATATAAGTAAAAGGGCTCTTGCCGTTGGACCAATGCCGTGGTTCTCTGAGTTCTCTGTAGAAGTCATTTGCTGCTATCCGCGTCCCTACTATAAGCAATTTACCATTCTTACCCAGACGGGTAATAACTTCTTTCTGTAGCCAGTCAATCTGTTTTTCCCACTCATGGGCGTTGGCAGTTGTTATAACGTCGTCCAAAATAATCAGATCGGCACGTGCGCCATAGATCTGACCACCCATACCAAGTGCTTGGATAGTAGGGTCTTTCTCTGAGGAATTACGCGCATCGCCTCCGAGGTAAACCGTGTCAGTCCGCCAAGTATCCGCATCATCTTTCCAGCCGCCCTGTGGACCGTATGCGGTCTGTAGTTTTAGCCAGCGTGGATGTGATAGTCGTTGCTTGATTGCGTACACGAACTCGCGTGCCTTGACCAAGGTTTTAGATACGACAATGATTCGTACATTAGGGTCGAGGGCGATGCGGTAAGTTGAGTAGTTAATCGTGATGACAGTAGACTTAGCATGTTCAGGGGGTACGTTGATAAGTAACCGAGAAGACCCTCCGGGGTCGTACTTCATACTTTTATGCAGCCAACTAGGTTCTCGTCCTTCAAGGAGATCTACCCAGTCTTGGTGATGGGGAAAAACTGTCTGGTCTAAAAACATCTTAGAAAAGTCAGCAAAGGCAATTGACTCCCGCTTTAACCCAAGTGCATCAAAAGATTGTTTTGTCCCTTCCTCTTTTGCTTGGGCTAGAGCGGCAGCAAACTTTTCATCTCGCATACACCAGATCCGAACCGTATCAGGTTTCTTGCCTACTGCCGCCATAGCCGCTTGGACTGTAGTCCCAGTAGCCACATATGCCAGCATCTTGGCTTTAGCGTCAGATACAGCAAGTACACCGTGATGTTCTTTTCCTGCTTTAAAAGTCATTTGTCCCTACTTATAAATAGTACTTTTGCGACCTACAGTAGATACACTGTACAGTCTGTCTGTACTATATTCGTAACCCCCTCTAGGGGTTACTCATACAATAAAACAGCCTCTACTTATATTAATCCGTTCAAATGGTCTAAACGAACATATTGTGATGTAGATCATATATAGAATATATACATAATAGGACATACTATACCAGCAGTAACTATACCCCCAGATATTTTTAGGTAGTGATACTACTTACTATTTATACATACTTTAACTACTCTGGGTCGTTTACTAATCTACATGGGACATAGACTGCAGTAATATCTAGACTGCGGGCTGTAGGCTGCGCTAC